CAGCGCCATTACCGGAAAGCCCGGTACAGGTGACCGGACTTCCACTCCTCCTCACGGAGGCAGTAAGTCTGTCGCATCTGAGTCTCAAGCGAAACTTGTTAGTTTCGGCGTCACTGTCGGAACTAGGAAGGTGTAATCCTGGTTCTTTTTCATTGGTACCTGATCCTACCAAAAGTGGGTGAAGGGAATTGTGAAAAAGGATAAAGTATTACTTCCTTTGGCTGAAAATCAGCTGCCCACAAGGGCTGCCTACGGCTCCCCCTTCGGGGGGTGTACCGGGTTTTAGCACAAGAGGTGTGAGAGAGTTTGCAAGACGATGTACCACCGTCTAGCCCCTAATACGGGATGCTATTAGAAATAATAGTAGGAAATGGTGGAGTAGGTTCGCTCTAGGTCTATCAACCTGACTGCAGATGGGAAACACCTGAAAGGGTTAGTACCGAGAATTCGTCTAAAGACGAGACCGTAAAGAATACCGGTGAACCGGGGTCGTAGGTTCTGCAAGTCCAAATACTCTAAACAAAACTATGAAAAGAACTATTAATTCCTTACGTAGTGATGTTCAGAGCACTCTTCGAATGTTAGATGGTATGGTCACTAGAAATGGTGGCCGCGGGTGGATTAATTGACTGTTAAAAGTTAATTACGCCATCCGTGGGGGTAATACAGCAGCTTTGGCTAGATCAGCCGTAGTGTGTATGCGCGCCTTCTACAAGCTCGCTCGCCTTCAAGGGCGTCGCGGGTTGGTCATGTATACTAAGAATTGTTATGTTCTTACTATGCAGGCTGTAGGAGGTCACCGACTACATGCCACTCATTCCTTAGGAATGAGTGTGAAAAGGGATCGAAGTGGAATTCCGAAGATTATTCCTCGGGTCCACCGTAGTAGGATAAGGCAGGGTGACAAAGCCATATTGAAAATGTGGCTTAGTTGGTTCTCGATTTATCGAGTTCTGACCTTCCCCTCTTATCTGAAGTTGAACACTATAACAGATCCAGGGCGAGATTTATCTCCCCTGGCCAAGGAAATGGCGCAAGCCATCGACTCGTTTCTGAGAAGTGTTTGACAACTGGAACCGTCTCAAACGGTTCTATCGAATCCCTCTTTCATACCAATGTCTAAATCAACACCTTCTATTCAGAGAGGTAAAATGCGTGTTTCATGGTCCCCAGAGGGGATCCTGAATGGTGCGCGCGGTTTAATCCGCAGTGAGGTTATCCACTCCTTTCGTTACCTTTGTCAATTCCTCCCGGAAGGGTGTGAATTTTCAAAGGTGTGAGGGGAGATGGAACGTGGTCTTCTCAGCTCCTCAGCGCCTGAGTTCCCGATCGGGAAATTAGGACTGAAAGTTGAGGCCGCGGGTAAGGTAAGGGTATTTGCCATGGTAGAGTGCTGGACGCAATGATTGCTCCATCCTCTCCACGAATGGCTCTTCCAGAAGCTCGGCCAGCTGCCATCGGACGGGACTTTTGATCAGTTCCAACCTGTTCAAATCATGATCGATAAGGGGTTTACCCGTTATTGATGTTATGATTTGAGTGCTGCTACGGACCGTCTGCCTGTAAGTGTTCAGGCGTTGCTTCTTAACTGGATCTTCGGAAAAGGTTTTGGGCACGCTTGAGCTAACTTGCTCGTTGGGCGTCCGTATGTAGTACCCCAAACACTCCCTCAAGGGGTGTTGGTGTCAGGGGACTTACCGAAGTCCGTTCGATACGAAGTTGGTCAGCCAATGGGGGCATTGTCCTCTTGGGCAATGCTCGCCCTGACTCATCACTTTATTGTGCATTGAGCGGCGTACCGTAAAGGGTACACCTGGGGTTCATTCTGAGACTATGCAGTTCTTGGGGACGATATCATTATCGCCAATGGGGATGTTGCGGGCTCCTATCTGACTCTTATGGATTCTCTCGGCGTGGGTATCGGTATTCACAAATCTTTAGTGTCCCGAAAGGGAGTTCTAGAGTTTGCGAAACGATACTACGTCGCTGGTGAAGACTGCTCTCCAGTTCCTTTCAAGGAAGTGGTGGCAGCGCTTCATGACTTTGAGTGTAGCACAGAGTTTGTTGTTAAATACAATCTCTCTGCTGCATCCTCAGCCGGAATCCTGGGATTAGGATATAGAGTCCGTGGACACCTGTCTGCGACTTTTGATAAAATCCACAAGAAGCTGGCCACATTGGGTATATGGTATGCTTCACCTTGGGGTCCTCTCGGGTTGTCGGTTAAGAGTTGACTTAAGGTCAATTCTTGAACGATCGACCCGGAGTGGTTGGCTGACGAGTGGTCCCGAGTTCACTACTCGGGTTACTCTAAGTTACCACGTGAGGTTCACAAGGGTCTGTCGGAGTTTGTGGAGCGTGATCTGAAAAGATTACGTTCACTGAAGTTGGCTGAGGTCGGTTATCCGTCCATAGCACTTCAGACATTCTCTCCCAGACAGCATCCTATATACGCGCTTAGAAGAGAAGAGTTCCTTCCACCTGATAACAGGGTGGATTGGAAGTCCCTAGGGATTACTCCTCTCCCTAAGTTAAAAGTGAGCTGGCCGACTCTTGATTGATTAGAGACGGCGTTGTATGATATAGCGAAACTTTCCGCCTGAGAAGACGAGAAGGTTTCCATGTTGTACAATGTCCTGTTTAAGATCCAGGAGAGCTATTGGAATGATTCGTTACCTCTTCTTGTTGAGGATATTGCTAACTGAGATCGCCTTCTCTCGGGAATGAAATTCCCTGGAGAGGCGCTCGAGGTTAGTACCTTTAAAGAATGAGTAAGTTTCAGAACCACTAGTAACCAGATCAAGAGTCCGATAGTGTTAGGAATGAAGATATCTCAGAAGGCTTCGCCTTCTGAGCTATTTCCAGCGAAACTGCACCGAACTCTGAATAGAAAGAAAGCATAATTGTTCGAAAGACGATAGCAGAGTACAAGTAGGCCACCGTGAGAGGTGGTCCGAATCCTGAATACTCAAGAATAGGGAGGGGCTTGGAAATGTATCAAAGTAGAGAAGAGACGAAAGTCTCCGCTGTCTGTTCCCGGGAGGGAGTCAGACTAGGCTTGAAACGATATCGATTGGTGCAATTGTGCTGAGCTGCTGTACTATCTTCATTAGGAGGAAGACCTGAAAAGGGTCGACTACCTAAATAAATATTAACACGCATCTGAGCGTCACCTCGGCTAGGAAG